GCAAAGAAGGCAAAGCGGAAGGTAATGCAGCTGGGTAGGTCCGGCGACTGGTTTTGAAAGCCAGGTTCTTTGGAAACAAGGATGGGGTTCGACTCCTCTGCCTTCCTCCACATTCAGGTAAGTTCGCGTAATTGGTATCGCACCTCCTTGCTAAGGAGACATCCGAAAGGGTATGTAGGTTCGAGTCCTACACTTACCGCCATTTTTACATTTAATGGGCCTTTAGCTTAGCTGGTTAAAGCAGACGACTCATAATCGTAAGATCGTTGGTTCAAGTCCAGCAAGGCCCACCATATATAGGGAAGTATGCTACAAGGTGTGGCAGCGGGTTGTAAACCCGTGGCGTAAGCATGAATGGTTCGATTCCATTACTTCCCACCATTTTTAGTCCTATTAGCATAATGGATAGTGCAGTGGATTTCTACTCCATAGATCAGGGTTCGACTCCTTGATAGGACACCATAACCCCCCTAGTTACACTTAGCTCTACGGACATGCCTGTGGAATTGTTGCATTATTGACTACGAAAAGTACATGGTGTACTATCAGATTTCTGAATAACCCTAACAGGAATCGAGTATGCAACAGTTCATCGGCACAAAAGTAGTAAACGCATCCCCAATGAATCTTGCAGATTACAACACATTACGTGGTTGGATCTTACCAACAGATGAGGATGGTACAGACGAAGGCTATCTAGTTGAGTATACCGATGGTGGCAAGGCTAATGTAGAAGGTTACGCCGGTTATGTGAGCTGGTCACCTAAAGAAGTGTTCGACAAAGCTTATCGTGAATGTGACACGTATTCAGATCGACTACTTATTGAATATGACGACCTGTACGAAAAATGCAAGAAGCTGATAGACTTTAAACACTCTGATGATTTTTTAGTACTACCTATAGAAGTAAGAACACAACTGCTAGCACAGTCAGCTGTAATGGGTGATTACTCAGCCATACTCGGTACACGTAGAGGTATGGAGGATGGGGATGCTAACCCAGTACGACTTTCATTTGGTGGGGCTGTTGCTGCAGCCAAAACTGGGTGTAAAGTTGCCCGTGCTGGTTGGAATGGTGCAGGTATGTTCGCGTACATAGTACCAGCTAATAAGTACTCTACAGATGGTAACCCTACCTCACCTCTAGTCGGTATGTTCCCAGACAACATGGTACCTTACCGCGAGTACTGGGCGCTTAAAACTGCACAGGATGATGTTGCTATGTGGTCACCTAGCGGTAGTGACTCCTTGGCAAATGATTGGTGCGTAGTAGATTAATGTTCGCTAAAAGGCGTAAATCAGACGTGTCCAGTAAAGATGGACTTGGACGCGTCTACATACTTGAGATAAAACTAAGTAACAACCAAACCATTCATAAAATTGGTATGTGTAAAGCACCAAGGTCTACGGACAGGATGATGGAGATACTTAGATCTTGGTTCCAGGCCTACCGATATGTACCGAATACCCGGTGCAGGTTAGATTATGAGACTGGCGTACCGCTGTTATTAGAGAAACACCTACATCAACTACTAAGTGAGTGGAAGTGGGTGCCTGATAAGAAGGTAGACGGTGGGCAGGAGATGTTCAAGGACATTGACGTAGAGGAAGTTATTAGCTACGTCAAAGATTTTGATTACAATTTATTACTGAACGGCGTTAATGCCATAAGCACTGACGACCTTGACTACATTAGATCTAAGATTCCAGCTGAAGAGTTTGACTTAGACGAAGACATATCTTTTTAGGACAATGCAATGGCATTACCAGCAACAGCAGAACAGGCATTAGACGCACGACTGGACTTAAAAGTTCTTCAGTCCCAGCTATCAGCCAAACAAAAGCACATGATTACCGATGACACGGTAGCTGAGCTGACCAAGTTAGCTAACGATCCTGATTATGGTGAGGAGTTCCTTGACGTTTACCGGGATCACCTGAATATTCTGGGTTCTAACAGCAAATATACGACAAATGGCTACATGTCTGCAGTGAAATTCTTCTCATTGACAGAAGCCGGCAACAACATTACTGATTCATACATCATTGTGTTTCCTGAACGCCTTAAGTCGCGTACAGATCGTGGACAGTCTAAGGCAGACATACGTGGTGAAGCCTCTAGGTACAACAGTACTGCATTAGTTAACGAGATACGTAAAGTTGCAAGCATTCCTGTTCAACTTATCCACAGGCATTTGCTGCATGAAGCAATACTGGAACAAGCAGACTTAATGCGTAATGCCCGTTCTGAGATGGTACGTCAGAAAGCTGGTGAGGTTCTTATAAAAGAACTTAAGCCTACAGAAGACAGCGTACTGAGCATCAAAGTTGAAGACGGTGCCAAGTCTGCTATAGCCTCTCTACAGGAAGCCACTGAGAAACTTATCATTAAGGAACAACAAAGTATTCAAGCCGGCGTTTCTATAACCAGCATAATTGAAGCTAAGATTGTACAGCCAGAACAGGATGCTGATGAAACTGCTTACGATGCAGAATTTGAAGAGATTGTTGACGTGGTACCTGAAGAAGAACCCAAGTCTGACAAAAAGTGGGAGTTTTAATGGCAACTGCAGAAGCTGTAGAAGAGCTTGAACAAGCTACTGTTGACTTTGAGAAGTTACTGAACCTAATTGACTACACCCGGTTTGACTCTGGCTACGTACCTAGTAGATTCGCCTTAAAGTTCATAGCGTTTATCAAGCTAGTTAACGGATCTATGGGTGAAGAGAACACATCTCCTCTGTTCCACTATGACATGTTAGATACCCTCACAGAATCAAGGCAGAACCTGTTTGTTTGCTTCCGTGGAGGCGCTAAGACTTCCGTGATACACGAATACATGTTTCTGTACATCGCCGTGTACGGCTCTGTAGACGGGTTTGGTGAGGTTGATGTTGCCATGTACGTAGCTGACACAATAGACAACGGCATCAAGTCTATGAGGCAGAACTTACAGTACAGGTGGGATCATTCACCATTTATGCAAAAGTATGTCCCTTATACTAAATTTATTGACTCTGAGTGGGAGTTCCAGAACGCTGACGGTAAGATGTTCTTCGTCAAAGGGTTTGGTGCCAATACCGGTGTACGTGGATTTAAGAAGTATGGTCAACGTCCCACTTGGTTGGGCTTAGATGACCTTATGTCGGACAAGAACGCTGAGTCTGCAACGATTGTAGAGGACATCAAGAAAGTTCTGTACCGTGCAGCACGACAGTGCTTGCATCCTAAAAAGCGTATGATTAACTGGACAGGTACACCGTTTAATAAGCAAGATCCGTTGTATGAAGCAGCAGAATCAAAGTCCTGGAATACCAAGATCTATCCGCTATGTGAGAAATTCCCATGTACTGAGGAAGAGTTTAAAGGTGCTTGGGAAAACCGGTTCCCTTATTCGTTCGTTAAACACGAGTACGAAAGTTTGAAAGAGAGTGGTGAGTTAGCTGCGTTTGACCAGGAGTTAATGCTGCGTATAACGAGTGACGAAGACCGCTTAGTTAATGATGATGACCTTGTGTGGTACAGTCGTAAAGACGTTCTGAAGAACAAAGGCAGCTACAACTGGTATATTACTACTGACTTCGCAACTACAGATGGTGCTAAATCTGACTACAGCGTAATATCTGTATGGGCTTACAACAACAACGGAGATTGGTTACTAGTAGATGGTATGATAGGTCAACAGCTTATGGACAAGACATTGGCAGACTTATTTAAGTATGTGTCCATGTACAAACCGTTAGAGGTTGGCATAGAAGCTAGTGGTCAACAAGGTGGATTCATAGCTTGGATTAAAGCAGAAATGATAAAGAAGAACGTATTCTTTAACCTGGCTAAAGGACACGACAGTAAAAAAGAAGGTATTGTACCTAAGTCAAAGAAAATTGCACGATTCATGCAGTTTATGCCTATAATATCTGCTAAGAAACTTCTATTTCCAGAAGAAATGAAAAATGCCAAGTACATGGTAGAGCTACTGGAAGAGCTTAGGTTTGTGACAAAGAAAGGTTTCAAGTCAAAGCACGATGATGTAGCAGACACTCTGTCTATGCTAACTGAGCTTGAGCCATTTGCCCCTAGTGAGATAACAACAACAGAGTATGTGCAGAACGAAGAAGGAACTTATGCAGTATTCCCTGATGATGACGAGCTTGATAGCGGGTATAATAGTACGGTATTTTAGAGTACAGTATGGTAGTATAATTAAAATTTAAAGGTTACACGATGCTAGTAAGCCAAATTATAGACTTAGCAAGCAGCTCAGAGCTTAGGCAACTAGCTGTGAGAACTGACACAAAAGCAGTTATCGGGTTTATAAACCTAGGTATGCTAGAACTGCACAAACGCTTTACCTTAAAGGCTGAAGAAGCGATTATTACCATGAAAACTGGTAAGACGTTGTACACTCTAGACGGTAGTGATACTAACGTTGACATGAGAAACGCAGAAAACTTCCTTATCGCTGTAGAATGCTATGACGAACTAGGTAAGTTGGTGCCTATTAACGATGAAAGAAACGTACTAGGTGTAATGACCCCTAGCTACAACACAATTGAAGTACCTACAGTAGTAGACGGTTCAAGGATTAGTGTTATTTATCGTTCGTCAGTACCATTTGTTACAGCGTTAACAGATAACGTAGCCCTACCACCACAACTTTTGGAATCCCTTCTACACTACGTAGGATACAGGGGTAACTCTACTGTATCTGCTGACATCAAAGCAGAAAACAACACACACTACATGAGGTTTGACCAAAGCTGTCAACGAGTAATAGACCAAGGTTTAGTGCTTTCTGACGACATGGAATCCTACAAATTTGACCAACGAGGGTTTGTGTAATGGTTAGAAAAGCCAGTTCATTAGCATCAGGTGCAGAGGCGTACACTGCTGTAGAAGTAGCTAGTGTTTACAGTCACACTATTAAGCTGGTGCAGAATGACACTCTTCCACAGCTGTCTATAACGCTTACAGACAAAACTGACAGTACACCGATTGACCTAACCAACGTATCTGCTATTGCTATGAAGATACGTCCTCTAGGTGGAAGTGTGGTTAAAGTGTCGATACCTATGTACCGTACTGCGCCTTACACTAGCGGTAACGTATTCATGGAGTTCCCTGTTGGTGCATTAGATACGTCAGGCACATTTACAGGTGAAGTAGAGATAACATACACATCTGGTGCCATACAGACTGTTTTTGATGAGATCAAGTTTGAGGTGCGTGGGGATTACTAATGCCTATAAAGATAGCATCATTAGCGCATATCCAACCAAAGGTAGGCTCTTTATCTTACGTTCAACTGAAAATAGCGAGCTTGGTTTACACGGAGCTGGGACTATCTAAGCTCACCTACGTTAATCCTATTGTAGATACAGCTTACTTAGACCCCAACCCAACAAACAAGATACTGCATGATATATCTGTCATTGTAGAGCAGTATTTAATAGACGTTACGCTAAATAAAGATGACAGTACGTCAGCTACTGATGCGTATGCTATTGCCATAGCTAAAGCTGCACATGACATTGTAGGTATAGCTGACCACTACGTAGTAGACCTAACGAAGAACGTTACTGATTACTCAGTGGTACTTGACGCATTACGTGTATCCATAGAGAAAGCATTCCATGACGTTGTTGTAGTACCTGACTCAATAGACATACTAACAATAAAGAATGTTAATGACTCTTTAGTTTCTACTGATGTGTTCAACATGGTTGTTGATTACGTCCGTAGATTCAGCGACTTCATGTCTATAGATGATTTTGCTGGTATTGATAAGTACTACAACGGTGTCAAACATAACGTAGTAGGTACGTTAGACTTTGCAACATTCGCACTGAGTATGCTCAAAGAAGACACTGTAGGTGCGTTTGACGTAATTGATAGTATCTCAACAGGTAAGAATTTAAACGACGCTGTGGCCCTCTCAGAAGCTCTGAGGAAGATCTCTACACACGTACTGATAGACAGTGCACTTGTGTCAGATATGGCTAGCTTACACCTGTCTAAGTACGTGAGTGACGATGTATATAATATCTACGACTCAAACGTTGTTAACTGTATTCTGAACAAGAATGACGCAGTTAGTACGTTGTCCCACCTAAGCAAATCTATGGTTTCACGTAAGATAGACTTAATATCTCTACCTGATGCTGCAGTGCTACATGTACAGAAATACGTACAAGATAACTACGGCATATCTGACTCTGTGATGAGCAGTACTATATTAGGTAAGACCGATGTTACTGTTACCACTGACTTACTAAATATACGTTACATAAAAGATGTTGCAGACCTGGTGAGTATTAGTGATGTACTAACCAAGTCTATGAACAAAGGAATATTCGACAACATAAGTCCAGGTGACTTTACTGCATTAGCTACTACAGCTGCTAAGCACGATTACGCACCTGTTGTGGACAACATAGTTGTGGTAAGTCTGTTACCTAAATCTGACACTACTGGGATACAAGACACCCTAGTTAAGATGGTTACGGCTAATCGTAATGATGTAGTAGGTACTGCAGACACATTAAACAGAAGTATCATCAAGGTTCTACACGATGGTGTTGCTATAGACGATCTAATGTCGTTTGGAGATGCCACTGCATTGACAAAGCACAATATAGCAATCATAGGTGATATACTACAGATTCAGTCCTCGAAGGAGGTATCTGATGCTGCCACGGTAATGGATACAATTACTGTATCTCATGTTACTGGCAACCTCGTGCTATTTAATGGCACATTATTCAATGCAAGCACCTTCGGGTAGTAGGAGAAGTAAAATGCTTAATGACAAGCTGTCTCTAACTGGTGCACTTACTGTCTCCGTCAATGGAGAAGTTGTGCGCGATATTAGAAATCTGGTAGTTACCTCTGGTAAAGAGTTAGTAGCTGCCAACTTACAAGGTGGTACTGTTACACCTATGACACACATGGGCGTAGGTAGTGGTAGCGTAGCAGCAAGTTCTGCTGACGTAGCACTTGGTGCACAGATTGACCG